CGCCGTGTTTGTCCATCATGCGTTCCAAGAGTCGCGCAACAATTGGATTTAACCGACTTTGCACGGCAACCATCTCCGCCAGCTTGGCTTCAAGTTCTTTTTTGTTCATTTGTTGTCCTCGTCCTGCATGTAATAAATGCATTGAATGAAAATTACAGCAACACCAATGACTGACCCTGCCAGAAATGCAACCACCAAAAACAGGGTGAATATCGTTTCCAGCAGGTCAGCCATGGCTCATGCTCTCCAGTAAAGAACGTCCAGCGCCACCACAATGATTGCAAGGACGGATACCGCATACAGGGCGATCTGGGCCCAGTCTGTGGGCTTTTTGTAGTGCTCGATGTCAAACATGATTGTTCCTTAAAGTTGATATACGCCAAGTTCTCCGGGGTTGATCCACTCGGAAAACAATCCGTACTTGCTCAGTACCTCGTCGATCTTAGGGTTCACGCCGAAGATCCAGCCGGGGTGGGCATCGCCCTCGTAGTAGTCCGCCCACTTGTACGACTCAGGATCCTCTGCGCTGATCTGGAACCGTCCGTCCATGTCATGGCGAGTGTAGACGGGTACACCCAGCTTCTTGAGGGCGTTGTAGGCTTTGGTGTAGATGGTTTTCATTGTGTTCTCCTGTGGGGGCCGTAGCCCCCCCGTTGGTTTAACTGTATTTCTTGATGAATGCTTTGAGCTTGCGGACTTCGCCTTTTGCCCACTTTTGTTGTGCGGGGCCGTTCTCACCTCGCAAATCCTCAGCGTTCCAATGAGTTTCACTTGAGTTAATGAACAAACCCAAAACATGTTCAGCCTCTTTCAAAATCTCAGCATCGGTATATTGGTCAATTTCTTTTTTGTCGTCAGTGGCAATGTTTTCTAAGTCGTTTTTCAACTCGTCAATTGCCAGAGCCGATTTGATAATTGCTCTCATGTCGGCCCCCTGATTATTTGACTGGTGTCACGCGGATGTCAGCACGGCCTTCTTTGCGAAAGGTGTCCAGAACGTCTTTCTGGATGCCGTAAGCCACGCACAGCTTGGCGTAGTCAACAGTGCCAGAGACTGCAACCATCTTGACTGTCACGCTGTGCAATTCGCCTTTGTGCTCGCCTTCGCCATACTTGTTGGCAATTGCGTCCTTCATGGCTTTGACTTGGTCAGCCAATGCTTTGGCTTGTTGGTCAAGCACATACAGTGCGTCAATGTCGTTGGCTAAAGACTCGACTGTTGCAAGTGCTTGGATGGTGGCTTGTGTTTCTGTGATCATTTGGAATCTCCTGTTAAACCTGCGTCGTTGCAGTGAAAGAACTATAACAGAAAGTTAGAGTCTGTAAGCGCGGAAGCAAAATATTTTCATCTGAAAACCCTAATGCTGTTCGGATTACTTACTAGTCAGACTAGTAGTACTTATGTTTCTCAAAGTTTCGTTTAACGCATCAAGCTCGTCCATTTTGGCAATTGCCCATGCTCGTTTGTTGCCATGCCAGCCCATGTTTGAACCTTGGTGGCAGGACTTGCATAGCGCCACGCAGGTGTAGTGCTTCCCCTGCTTGATGTGGTGTGCGTCTGAGGGCGGTGGAACCCCGCAGACAGAGCAGGGTTGCTCCTTGACTAACCCCACCCATGCACGCTCATCTTTGTTGTAGGAGCCGTTCACGTCACCGCCTTGTCGAATGCCCTGTTGCTGGCCTCCTGCGAGCGCCACACGTCGATTCTGGCCTGCGCTGATACCAACCCCCACCGCAGGGCTTCTTCCTGCTCTACAGCCGCTTGTAGCCCCTTGAGCACCTCAAGGTAGACCGGGTCTGCATATGCTTCTGTTTCTGCCGCCGCCTCCGACTTGGCTTTGCCACTTGCCTTGGCGGTGATCATCAGCATGGCCTTCTGGCTTTTGCGAAATTCTTCGAGGTAAACGCGCTGTGCCTTAGCCTCGGCGTATTTGGCACCATGGGTGTACAGGTAGTCCACTGCATCGTTAATGTCTTTTTGGTTCATCACTGCCTCTATGTTGGTATACGGTTACGGATTGCGTCGCCTAGCTTTTCAATGTCCACGCACTCATCTGCAAGCTTGGCGCACTCCTCTCGTTCAATCATGATGGCTCGCTTTGTGGTCTCAATTGCCACGGTCATGATCTCTGCCTTTGCCAGCGCCAGCGCCTCGTCAAACTCAGCTTGGGTGAAGAATGTCACTGCGCCGGAACCGCCCAGCAGTTGTCGGGCAAGTTGGCTCATTTCTTTTTTCTCAGTCATGCTTCCCTCGCTTTCAACATTGCGTCTGCCAAAGCGTACGCCTGTGTTGGTATCTCTGAAAATAAACCATCGTTGTCAATTAACGCTTGCATAGCCCTTGCCGCCATGTAATCACGCAAATGCATACCACTTCCCAATAAATATCCATTTTGATTAGTTGGAAATGCTGGTGGGTTGATTGGTTTGTTGAATGTGCTCATTGTCCGTATCTCCCTATCAATGCGGCATCTGCAAATGCCTGACCTGCACCTTTTTTGTCGAGTTCACGCCATTGAGGCCACAACTGCAACGCCTTTGATCTTGCTTCATCTTTGTCTTTGCCGTTGACTCCAGCGGCTTTTTTCCATATTTGAGGAGTAACACTGCTCACGGGTATTTCAAGGGCTCCTAGCACGCCCATGACGCTTCCAACAGCATGTCCAAAGGTGAACATGCTGGTGACACCTTGACCGGGCATGGCACCCACTTGTTCAATCACTGCCTTGTCAATGTCAAGGAATCGAAACAGCGATGCCAATGAGGCAGTGTTGATTCGATTGTTCTTGCCCACCATGTAGGTCGGCATGCGCTCCCATATGACTGGTGTGCCATTGTCCAGTAGGACATAAGCGCCAGATAGACCGGGGTCAATTCCAAGGACTCTCATTTTTTCCCCTTCAATTCAAACCATGGGCATCGTTGCAAGGTGAAACGTGGTGGGCGCTGGGGTCTGTCGTAACGATCCAAATATTTGGGGCATGTTCTATTTTTTGCGTCGTACTTCTTGCACTCGAAGCACACACGTCTGTTGTCACCGATATCGAAGTCGCGTTCCCACAGCTTGTCAGCCAAGTCCCATGCGGCATCTGGACTCAACCCTTCGTCTTCAAACGTCTTGCGTCGCCGGGTGTGTTTGGCAACTGCAATCTCTGTTTCTTCTTCTGTCAACAGTCTCATTTGACCTCCTATACCCACAACGTCGTGGTGAGAAGAGTCTAACAGAAAATTAGACTATGACAATAGTCGATGTCGATTTCTCTTTAATCATTGTGCCTTCGACTTCGAAGTTCCAATCCACACCGTTGTCATCTATTGCTGTCCATGCAACGGTTTGGATCCGTACGTTTTTACAAAGCCATTCTTTACCAGTCTCATCAAACACACGCCACTTGTGGTCAATGGTGCCTCTGCCGGGCTCGCCTGCGGACTTGTTGTACCTGACCCTGAACTTCATATGATCTCCACATCTGGCTCTTGTTGTGGCGGTGCCAATGTCACTGCAATGTTCATGTGCACAAATCGCACAGGCTTGTCAGGATTCATGTTGCGTGTGAACTGGTGGGGCAGGTATGCAGGTGCAAAGAACAGCATGCCATCCTGCGGCGTGAATACGATCATTTGCGATGCCTGCGAAACTTTTGCCCCGTCACGCTCAGGTAGATTGATGATCACTTTGCCGGGGCGAGGATCATGAATGATTAGCTTGCAGGCATTCTCAGGAACTTCCAAGAAGTAAAACGCACTGATTTGCGCTCCATGCCCATGCACATGAGTGTCCATGCTGGAATGAAAGTTGTGCTCTTGCGTCCACATTTCCGTGAAGTAAGTCACCAGCTTTTCCATGTCATACCCTTGGGCATTCAGGATGTTCCATGCGGTCTGTGAGACGTACTGAGCAAACTCTGCGGCTTCTGACTCCAGCGAGAAGTTGCCAGTCATCACCGTCATAGGATTGTCCGACTTCATGTGCTCTTTGGAGTGCTCCAAGTGCTTGGCAGACAAGGCTCGGATGGGCTCCAAAAACTCAGTCTTAACTATGGAATAAATCGGGGTGGTGAAGTAGTGCAACTCTTCCAGCTTGTCCATGGGTTCTCCAGTTGTTTGATTAGAGTCTAACACGAGGTTTGAGTCTTGCAGGCTCGGAGTCTGCCCCCATCTCCCCCCTCTTCCTGTCCTTTCACCCAAAGACCCCCCTACCCCAGACGGAGTAGAGAGGGAAGGTGCTTCACCCCTGTCAAGCAGGATCATCATGTTAGGTTGCCCTAACCCCTCGGCTTGATGATTCGACCAGCCGACTGGATTATTCGGGAACTGCCCCCTAGCCTTGCGGCATACCAGCTACGCTTTCCTTCCGCGCCACCACGACTGGGGTGCTTGCTTTCGTGCGGAGTACGGCTGACGTAGTAAGGGCAATAAAAAAGCCGCTTGCAACTGCGATTCGGTAGTGACCTTACCAAATGGCTCTCCCACTGAAAGCATTTGGCAAGGCGAATCGCATGTGCAAACGGCCTTGATTTTTTTGTCACTCACTACAGCAACAATTTAATTCTATCAACACGTCTCACGACATGTCAACATCAAAAACGACACGATGTCGCATTTGGTAGCGGGGGCCAGATTCGCACTGACGACCTGATGGTTATGAGCCAACCGAGATACTCCTTCTCCACCCCGCTAAAGGGTTGTTGACTACTCGCTACGTCCTTGATCGTCATCGACACTGGTACAAGGCATCCGCTTTCACCAACAAGAGTATGGACTGTTTGCAGTTGCGACCTGCACAGAGCATCGGGATGAAGGGCTTGGAGTTGACTAGCTTGCAAGACATCTTCCCTCAGAGGCCCACTGACCGACTTCGTACCTGCCAATCCACACACTTGTTGGCTGTTGGCGATGTGCTCACATAAAGCAGTGTTGTGCACCTTGCCGACGGCGCTGACCCGTCTTCACATCGCAAACAGGATCAGGAATATATCACTGAATTTCGGCACTCCATAATTTTTTTTACCACAGCAAACAAGCCTTGCTTTATATGCAAATCATTGGCATCCCAGCCAACAGTTTCAGCCATCGTCCAAGGCAAGCCCGTACTTATTGCCGATTTTTCTCCTGTTTGGCTGGCATCGTTGTCAGCAAAAACAAACTTCTTGCCCTGTATCTGATCTGCAACAGCCACCATGTTGCCTGCGCTGAAGCACACCACCACCGATGCCTTCATCCCACAGCTTCTAAGGGCATGGAGGACGCTCAGGCCAGTGGCATACCCTTCGACCAGCCAAGCCTCTTCCAAGCCCCTCTGACCAAGGTAGAAGACGGCATTCTTGGCACGCATGCCCGTCAGCATCTTCTTCTCATGTTTGCGGGTCTCAGCGTCCCAATAGATTTGCTGGTAGCCCTGCAACTTGTTGGTCACCACGTTGCGCATCGGAATCAGCAGTTTGTCGTCCAGCACCAGTCCTTCATAATCTTTGAAGCCCTTGATCTGCAAATAACTGTGCGTCATGGCTTTGGCTGACCGCAGGGTAATGTCGGCCTGCAAGGCCACCTGCTCGTACCTGTGCTGTTGATCGGACTGCTGGGCTTGGCGCTTCGCCGCCCACGCACGCTTTTCCTCGTCGCTCCATGGTCGCGCGGTCGGGTCGCTATACCAAATTACTTTGGCCTCGCCTGACCAGTCCATGATCCAACCACGCTGACCGTCCCAGAAGTAGGCACCATTGTCCGACTTAGGTTTGGCAACAGTACCAGTGCGCTTGATGCGATCTGATGCAAACAGTTTGGCGTGGTCGATCTCCACGCCGTGTGCTCGTGCAAAGTCAATAAAACTCATTTGCCCATCCCCTTCTTCCACGCCATGTTCATCTGCGTGATCTTGTTGATCACATTGCGACCGATCTCCACGGTGGGAGCGGTAGTGAAGCGCCACATAGGATCTTGCCCTGTAATCTTCTTGTATAGGTGGTAAGCCCTGCCTTGCTGAGTCTCAGGCTTGCTGTGCATGCGTGCATAGGTCACGACTTGGTGCCACAGGTGTTCGGCGTTGTCCGCCAGCTTTTTCTTGTTCTTGCCTTCGCCGATGAAAATTTCCTTCATGTGCCCGGGCACCGCATCGTCAATCATGCGGCTGACCTTCTCGTACCCGCAGGCCATGCACCGCTTGTGAAACGGCTTGTACCCGCACTTGGAACAACCCTTGGCCTCAAACTCCTCGGCGGTGCGGATCTTCTTGTCCAACTTGTCGCCGTCGTCCAACTGCGCCAAGCCGTTGAAGTAGATGTCGTTGAAGTCCTCAAAGAAGCGAATGATGTTGCCGCTGAAGTCCAGCAAATGGCAATCCTTCTTGCCCGTGTCGGGTGACGACCGCAGGCCACGACCCCACATCTGAATTGCGGTGGACAGCGACTTGCGCAGTGGTCGCGCGTCACAGATACAACCCACATCAGGCACGTCAAAACCTTTTGCCAGAGCCTCTACGCTGATCAAAATCTTCAGGTGGCTGTCAGGCTTGCGGTACTCGTTCAGCAGGTCTTCCCGCTCCTTTGCGGTGGTCTCCGACGTGAACACCGCCGCCATGTGACCCTGTGTAATAAATTGCCGACACAGTTCTTCACAGTGCTTGATGGTGGCACCAAACACAATCGTTTTGCGGTTGTCGCCAAAGCGAATCCAGTCGTTGACCACGTCGCCCACAATCTTGAGTTCGCGCTCCTCTGCCGCCTTCTCCGTCCACTCACCGCCCTTAGTCTCAGCGCCCGTCATATCGGGCTTCTGGCAAGAAAAGATGCGCATGGGCACCAGTAC